GTTCTTGGCCTCGAGATCAACGACGAATACGTTGCGAACGCGAGAAGGGCGCTGCAGCATTTCCGTATTCACCAAAAAGCATCTTCAATTCAAAAGGAGCAAAACAATGAGCAATCCTAAAATCGCAGACAAACTCGATCTTGATCTTTTAGAAAACGCCTATCACCAAATTGGCGACGTTCCCCCTCCTCCACCATCTGCAAGGCCAAAGATTGTGACGACACAACAAGCCCCCGCCAACCCGCAGCTCGAAATCATTGCAGAAGGCATGAAGCGCGCAGAGAAATTGTTCGCTTCAAAGAACTCCGAGTATGGCGATAGCGGAGACATTCTAGGCAACTTCCGTCGTCTCGCAGAACAACAAGGTGTTCCGATGTCAACTGCATGGATGTTCCTTGCCGGAAAGCACATCGACTCAATCCAGCAATACGTCATCGACACTCGCAACAATACATCAAGGCACAGATCCCAACCGTTTTCTGAGCGCATTGATGATCTCGTTGTTTACAGCTTGCTGTTGCTTGTTATCGCTGCTGAAGAAGGCGCGTAATGTCTTACTCCCCCACACTTCCATTCGCACATTCTTCTGGACCCAAGGATGCAAAGATTGCAATTGTGGGGGAGGCATGGGGTGAGCAAGAAGCACTCATCGGAAAACCATTTCAAGGTTATTCCGGGCAGGAACTTACCCGCATGTTGCAAGAGGCAGGTCTTTCCAGACGTGACTGCTTTCTAACAAATGTTTTGGCCTTGCGCCCACCAAACAACGACCTCGCAGCACTTTGTTGCAATAAAACTTCTTGCGGGGAGGGTTATGCCCTCCCCCATCTGGGAAAAATCGGGCAATATCTAAAACCAGAATACCTTCCTGAGTTGGATCGGTTACGCGATGAACTTACCTCCGTGGCTCCAAACCTTATTATCGCTCTTGGTGGCACTGCTTGTTGGGCTTTGCTTTCTACTAATGGGATTGGCGCTTTACGAGGAACAGTTGCAACGTCAACTCTCGTTCCGCATAAGGTCCTCCCAACTTACCATCCCTCTGGGGTTTTACGGAATTGGGCATGGCGACCTATCGCCATCGCAGATTTAATCAAGGCCAAGCGCGAAGCGGATTACCCAGAAATCAAACGCCCCTCCCGCAGAATTCTTGTCAACCCCACAATCGCTGAATGCCATGATTGGATCGACCGCAACGTGCGCTCCGAATGTGCCTGTGACATCGAGACAAAGTTCGGAATGATCGAGATGGTTGGCTTTAGCGCCAGCCCGACCGACGCCATGGTTGTTCCATTCTGGGACAAGTCAAAAGGCGGAAACTACTGGGCTTCGTCACGCATTGAGTCCGACGCAAGAGGTGTGGTCAAGCGCCTTTTAGAAAATCCGTCCATAACAAAAATCTTCCAAAACGGCCTATTTGACCTTCAGTATCTTATGAAAGAAGGATATAGACCGAGAGGTTGCCGTGAAGATACTATGTTATATCATCACGCTCTTTATCCCGAAATGCAAAAGGGCCTTGGCTTTTTAGGCTCAATTTATACACAAGAAGTTAGCTGGAAGCATATGCGCGGAAAGAAAATGACGGAGTTCAAAAAAGATGACAACTAAATGCTTCATCGAAAATTGTGAAAAAGTTTCTTATGTAAAAGGTCTTTGCACAACTCATTATAAACGTCAGTGGAGACACGGAAACCCTACAACTACATTGCTAAAAATGGAGCGAACTAAATGCGTTGTTGAGTCTTGTTCAAGACTTGATCACTCGCAAGGTTACTGCAAATTACACCATTTACGCTTAACTCGCTACGGTCGTTTGAGTAATGTGAAAGCAAAAAGTGGAAAAGGTTCCCTTAATGCAAATGGTTATCGTGTTCTGACGGTAAATGGAAAAAGAGTTTATGAACATGTTTATTTAGCAGAAAAGGCTTTAGGCAAACCTTTGCCAAGAAAAGCAGTTGTTCATCACATGAATGAAAAACCTGCTGATAATTTTACACCATTTAATTTAGTTATCTGCCCCAATCAGGCATACCATTTACTGTTACACAAACGTGCGAGGGATTTAACAAAATGCAAAGCCGAAAGCATTCCCTTTTCGAAGCCATCATCAACACGGCATCTGGTTTCGTAATTTCCCTTGTAGTTACAGAGTTCTTATTTCCCGTTTTCGACCTCCACCCATCCTTCGCAGCAAACTTTTACATCACCACAATCTTCACGATCATTAGCATAATTCGAAGTTACATCTGCCGAAGGATATTTAATCACCTCCATACAAAAGGAGTTCTGTGATGTTTGTTATTGCGACGATGGCCGCTGGGTCATTCATTTATTACATCCTTACAGGTTATGAAGGCGCGTTCATGGGCTGGCTTGCTCTCCTCTGCATCATTTTAATGTTTGTATAATCATGCCCATCATCGAAACCTCCATGCTGCAGGAAGGCGTGACCCTTCCAGAAAACGAACAAATCTATAACGGCCTCGACTGTTGTATTACCCACGAAGTGCTTGAGGCCATACGTGGCCTTGGCGATGCTCCAAAAATCTACAACTTCGCAAGGGCCCTCCAGGCCCCTGTTCTCGACATGATGCAGAGAGGATTTAAGATCGATGGATATGAAAGATCCAAAGGCATCGAAACACTCGAGCGCGAGATTGAGCGCCTTACATGCCTTTTGGACCGTCTTGCAGATGCTGTTTGGGACAAGCCCCTTAAAGCAAACTCACCAAAGATGCTCCAAGAATTCTTCTTCATCCATATGCGAATTCCAGAAATCTGGACCTCAAAAAAGGGTGAACGAAAACTATCAATGGACCGAGAGGCACTCGAAAAGCTCGACAACTATTATCATGCAAGGCCAATTGTTGCGACTATTCTGGCCATAAGAGACGCCGTTAAACAACTTTCAGTTCTTCGCACCGAGGTCGATCCAGATGGTAGAATGCGCACTTCATACAATGTTGCGGGCACAGAGACGGGGCGCTTTAGCAGTTCAACAAACGCTTTTGGCACTGGCACAAACCTACAAAACATCACCGCGTCTCTCCGCACAATGTTCATCGCAGATCCCGGCTGGAAGATTTGCGGGATCGATCTGGAACAAGCTGAAAGCCGTGAAGTTGGATGGCTTTCTGGCGTCATTTGCAATGACTGGTCTTACCTTGACGCCTGTTATAGTGGTGATCTCCATACCCTTGTTGCACAGACAGCTTGGCCTTCCCTCGGATGGGGCTCTGATCCGAAACGCAATCGCCAAATCGCTGACACACCGTTCTACCGAAACCTCACCTACCGGGATATGGCAAAGAAACTCGGCCATGGAAGCAATTACCGAGGCCTTCCCCCGACCATGGCTCGACACGCAAAAATCCCCACCGCCACAGCCGAACAATTCCAACGAGCCTATTTCGAGCGATTTGCGGGAATACCAAAGTGGCACCGATGGGTTGCTCAACAACTCCAAACAACCCACAGCATCACCACGCCGCTCGGACGCCAGCGAACCTTCTTCGGTCGTGCGAACGACGACACGACGCTCCGGGAAGCGATTGCGTTCTCACCGCAGAGCGCGACGGCGGATAGGTTGAATTTGGTATTGTGGAGAGTCTGGTATCACATGCCAGAAGTGCAGCTCATCGCCCAAGTCCATGACGCCTTATACTTCCAATACCGTGAAAGTGCTGATGAAGTTGAGATCATTCAAAAGGCCCTGTCACTTTTCGACATAGCCTTCGAACACTCCGGGCATAAGTTGGTCGTCCCCGGAGAAGCCAAGGTCGGATGGAATTGGGGAAATTTCGATCCCAAAATCAATCCTGACGGCTTGGCAAAATTCAAAAACAAAAAGGACGAGCGCAAGCGAACGCCTATCCTTTCACAAAGACTTTGATTTTCAGAACTGGGGCCGGTCGTGGATTTTGTAGATCAATTTGTAAAGTTTACTGAAGAACGGCCAAGCCCGGAAATTTTCCGTAAGTGGGCCGCAATCACAACGCTATCAGGTGCGCTCGAAAAGCGCGTCTGGACGATGACCAAAGCAGGTCCACAGTTCGCAAATCTTTACGTGATGCTTGTGGCCCCTCCGGGTGTGGGCAAATCACAAGCAATCAATCCTGCAGAGCAGTTGTTGAAGTCTACAAAGAAATACAACATCGCACCAAACAGCGTGACCGCTGCAAGCTTCATTGATGCACTTGTCAAGGCGCATAGGACTGTGCTTCTCCCTGACAACAAACTTCTACAATACCATCACATCTTCGTGTTCGCTGCAGAACTCGGAGTGTTCTTAAATACTCACGATCTAAACTTTCTTTCCATCATAAACGAATTGTTTGACCACAAAGACTCCTACCGGGAAGAACGCAGACATTCGCTCAAAGACCCTATCGACATTCCAAAGCCCATGACAACTCTTCTTGTGGGATCACAGCCGGGATTTCTTGCCACCCTTTTGCCCGACGCTGCATGGACGATGGGTTGGACCTCACGAATGCTCATGGTTTACAGTTCGACTGCCCCCGATGTTCCGCTCTTTGGCGAATACAAAAACCAAGACAAGATCATGTCGGGACTTGTGAAAAAGCTCGATGAAGTCGCAGATTATTATGGTGAAATGAAATGGGATCAATCCGCGATTGCGGAGATGGAACGCTGGCGTAAAGACAAATGGGCCCCGGTTCCTGACCATCCAAAACTCGCAAACTATCTTCCACGTCGCGGGACGATCTTCATGGTCAAGCTCGCAATGGTCGCCGCAATGTCAAGAGGTGAGACGCTTGCCATTAGGTTGCAGGATGTTGAGAGGGCAAGAGGTTGGTTGTTAGAAATTGAGGCTTTGATGCCTTGCATTTTCCGCGACATGATTATGCGCTCAGACGATCAAGTCATCGAAGAAGTGTTCCAGTATTCTTTCGAGATTTACTTAAAGCACAGGACGCCTTTGGCCTCGGCCCAGATCCTGCGCTTTCTTGCCCAACGCACACCAGCCGAAAAGGCCGAACGCATTTTGTCCTTAATGGAAAAGTCCGGCATTTTCGAGCGTGTGGCGGGCACGGAAACTTACATCCCTCGCGCCCGCAATATGCACGGCCTTGCTTAGACCCACTCTATACTGAGTCTCGAATGGGCCTAATATTTAATGCAATACAAGACTGAATAGTTCTTCGGTCTTGTTTCTGTGCCGCCCGTTGTTGAGTCCGCAACTGTTGTGGTGATGTTGGCAGTGCCTGAGCCGGTTGTTGCGGAATATTGTGAAGGTGTTTGGCCACCTAAACCGCCCGCTGCCGGACCCGATGCTGATGATGTAGCGGTATAACCGTGCGTATGGCCGGAGTCGGTCGATGTTGCAGGATGGTTATGGTTTAAATACGTGTCAGCTTGATACCCAGTTGTGCCGATTGTTCCGCCGATGGCTGTAGGATATGTCCCGTTTGTGCCAGTGCCACGAACAAACATACCGCGAAGATCGGGGAGATTGAACGTCGTCGAGCCATCACCATTTCCCCAAGCCGTTCCGATGTTCGAAAACAAAACTGCATAAGTAGATCGTGAAATAGGATCACCGTTTGCGGCAAGCCAACCGGCAGGGCAACTTCCCATTGCATAGGACGCAACCTGACCCGGAGGTGTTGAAACAGCTATGTTGTTGGTGACAAGCTGAAATTGACTTGTCGTGGAATAATACGTCACACCGATGACGTTTCCAGAAACAACTTCACTTCCTGTCAAGATCGCTGTGCCGCCAGCCGTTGGCTTCACGACAGAAATTGGTGAGCCGCCATTAACAGAAAGCGTCAACGCCCCGGAGTTCGTTGCCCCTGCGACAAAGTAAAAGGTTTGGCCGTTGGTGCTGGCAAAGCCCGAAACCGTTACGGTCTGCGCATTCGCCGTGCCGCCACTTACCGAGCCCCAGCCTAACGTCGAGGTGCTTGCAGCATCGCCTGTTTCTTTTGTCCAGATCGTGTTGCCGTTAAGGTCTTTTAGAACTTGGCAGTAAGTTCCTGACCCAAAAATCGTCGCACGACCAGCGGAGTCCAAAACCACAGGATTTGTGTTTAAAACGGTCTGGCCAGAATTCGACCAAGTATTTTTCAAAACCGTGCAGGCAGGATAGTTTGAATAAAATGTAACCGTGCCACCAGCATAAGGCTTACCGTTTCCATCAACGAATTGTTGTTGGCCGTTAGGCAAAAGCGTAGCAGAGTGCAGACTTGAACTTGAAAGTAAAAAGGCAAGAAGCCCTGCTGTTGTTCTTTTCATCATTCTTCCCCTGCCAATGGATTAAGTGAAACCGCGCCCCTCACAATATTCCGCGCAGCTCTACGCTTTTCTTTACCAAAAGTCCCGGCAAAAACTTGCTTACGAACTGCGGGACTTTTTAGAAGTTGTTTTGTCGCCAAATCTCGCGCCGCAAAAGTTGTGGCTGCGCCTGCAAGTGCAGTTGGAAGGGCGTATTGGATTAAAGGGCCACCGGCAGCAGCAATGTCAGAAAGGCCCGGAGCAAACACCGATGCGGCAGATCCACCAAATGTCAATGGACGCCAATTTTGTTTAAGGGTTTGCCAGATTTCTCCGGGGCTCATTCCGCCACCTCCACGAGAAAATGGTGTGGCCGCGCCGGAAGGCTCAGTGCCGCGCAAGAATTCTCCTACAGGTGCAAGGTCTTTAAGACGTGAAGTCGAGCCTTTCTTTCCAACAGCATTCGCAATAGCTCTTGGGTCAACAATCCCGCTGGTGGTGGTGTGTGGATCGACATTAATAATGTCGCGGTAGCGTGAACGTAAGCCCGCCCATTCTTTTGCAGCCCTTGGATCGTTTGCTGCAAGAAGATCAAACATCACATTTCGAAGTTCACCGCCATAAAACTTCTTGATGGAGTTTGATGCGGCGGAAAGTTGGCGATCAATAATGCCGCCTTTCTGAGTGTATTTCTGAAATACTTTTCCATTTAATTGTCCAGTTGCAAGATCAGTTCCAATGTCGTGAATGATCCCTTGAACAATTTTCCGAATGTTATCATCACGAAGTGTAAAGGAGTCTGTATAAACATTGTAAAGGTCTGTCGCAGCTTTTTGAGTTGCACGAAGCGGGGCCACACCTGCCGCAACTGCGCTCATTTTACTTCCAACATCCTGTGCAGCTTTTTCAACTTCCGCAGGGGTAAGGTCTTTTGATCCGATGATCTTCGAAACTTCTTCCGAGAACCTTTTGTTTTGCTGGTCAAGAAGTGATTGTGGCGCAGTTTGTCGAAAGAATTCTGCAGCCTCGCCCTTTGCAAATTGGCCGGGATAGACAGGAATATTGAATTCTTCAAGCGCCTGTTGTCCGACTTGACGTGGACCGGCTTCCCATTCCGGGGCTAACGCTCCACCAGCCCGTGGTGAAACCAACTTCGAAAGTGCAGGGCCAAGCGTTCCGCCTAAAAGCGCGCTTGTTCCGAATTGTTCCATCAACGGGGTTTCTGTATCACCGAGTGATCCACCCATCGCACGACTTGCAGCCTCAAGGCCTGTTTGCGTCACACCTTGAATTGCGCCCTGCGCACCGGCAGACCCAAGCCTTGTAGCCGCCCCGGCGAGTCCTGGCATTTGTTCAGCCACTTGCGGGATCGCTTGACCAGCCTCACCGCCTAAAAATCTCATTGCTTGTGGAACATAAGGTGCGACCGCAGGGGCAACCATCGGGGCAACCCGTTCAGCGACCTGACCTAAAACCTGCCCAGCTCTTGCCAATGGGATCGCGGTTGTGGCAACAGAGCCCAAACCTTCCGCGCCATAGCCAGAAAGTGGATTTTCTAAATTGTAAAGGCGACGTTGTTCTTGGAGTTCCGCAAGACGTTGTTGGTAACGCTCTTGGTTCATGGCATGTCTGCCACCAACAAACGGATTATAACCAGCCTCAAAAGCGGCTTGGATTTGTGGAGCAAAACCTAACGTCGCGCCGGTCGCAAGGGAATGACCAACTCCCCATTCTGGCGCAAGTTCACCACGGGGAATACGATCCTCTCCGCGAAGCCCTGCGAATTGGTTTAAGGTTGTAAGACGCCCTGCGAAGTTGTGACCAGCGGATGGGTTCTCTGGGGAATATCCTGCCGGACGTTCAAAGTGCATCTGTGCGATAGCAAGGTCACGGGCGTTTTTAGCATTTTGCACAAGGTTGTATTCTGGCCTTGAGCGCAACTCCTGTAAGGCGAAAGCATTTTGTTGTTGCCAAGAAGGATATTCCGCGCCAGCAAACTTCCGCATAGCGTCGAGGCGCTCTAATCGATGGCCATACAGTCCGTAGCCTGTGTTCTGGTCGTGATGTGCGGCAGGATTTAACTCGCTTTCGGATGCAGCGGCAGATGTTAGTAAGTGTGCCTCATTAGGAGAGGCTCCAAGGCTCAAAAGGTGCTGATATTGTTGTGCAGGGCTAAGATGACCTTGCGCTTTCGGACGCCCATATTCCCCTAAATACGAAATATTGACATTGCCTAATGGCTCACCTTTGGCCTTCGCCTGTTGGGCTTGGCGCTCTGTTGCCGTCGAGCCTTCATGCTTTTCAGCCCAATAAGCATCTAAGGCACTCATGGGGGCAGATGCAGAAGGAGCAGGGGCTGGTATTGAAGAAGTGTCCACCCCTTCCTCATGGTGTTTTTTCCAGTAGTCGTCGAGAGCTGACATTATTCTGGCTCCTCAAACTTTATCCTACCCGACTCTTTTAGATAATTATTCCAGTCTTCATTGAACTTATTCGCCACAAAACCTCTTTCACGATCAGTTCTGTATTTTTTATTCCAACGATTGAAATGTTCTTGGCGCTCAAGAGCAGATGTGTTGACCTTTTCTACATAGTCTAACATACGCTTAATACCGCCGGGAGAAGAAGCTAACCCCGGAAATATATCCATAAACTTCAAAGTCTCCAATTGCCCAATTTTATTGGAAGCACCTACTGCAGTTCGTAATCCAGCAATTGCCGAAACTGCCGCTAATTTTTCAAAGGCTTCTGCCGCGCCGACCCATTCTCTTGGATTATCTGATCCTGTGACGACTTTGCCAGCTTTTTCTAGCAACTTACTTGCATATTTCCGCATAGGAGAGTCTTCAGCTTCTCCTCCGATAGCATTTTGAGCATCTATCAATAGTTTAGTTGCCGACTTTCGCATTGGAGCAGTTGGTCCTGTTCCTGACTTCCCAAGAGCTTCAATGTCTTTCAACAAACTTCTTGTTTCTGAGATGGCTTGCTGACTTCCAGTTGCACTTTGTGCAGCCTCGCCAATCTCCTGTCCAAGTTTTGCATAATCCCCTTCACCCTTTTGGAAGGCAGATTCACGCTGCGCAGCAATAGGCGCTTCTTGAAGATATTTGTATTGGGTGGCAGGAGCCCCAGAGGGTTGAGGCCCCTGCCGAGCCACGCCAGCAGCGGGAGGAGCCGACCCGCCCTGCGCAGCATTCATTGGTTCTCCCATAAGATCGGCAGCACCTTCTGGCAGCGCACCTTGAACCTTGTAGGCAGGAACCTTTATTTTCTGTCCGTATGTTGGAGAGTCAGGGTTGTCGTCAAAGGTTTCGATAGGAGCGGTAAGCTGCCCCAATGTCAGACCTGCAGCCTTAATACCTTCAATCCCTCTTGGCGCTGACATCGCAAAAGTGCGAGCAAAGTCATCAAACTTTTGCCCGCCGTCAATCGCTTTTGTCATCTGGATCAATGCTTGTTGCGATTGCGGGCCTCGCTCTAAAGTTCCAGCTGCAATTTGTTGTGCCACAAAATCCGCCGCAGCTTGCTTATCAGCCTCCGGGCCTTTCAAACCCTTCCGCACTTTTTCTTGGTAAATAGAAGATATAATCCCAGCATTTGTATCTAACTTTTTCTCAGCATTCATTAACTGTTGGCCAAGAATTTGTTCATGCACATGCTGGTTGTTAAGCATGAGCGTCATAACTTCGCCCATGATCGGGCGGATTTCTGGAACAGTAGAGGCATGAACTAGGAATTGTTCGTTGTTAAGTTCCCCAGTTTTTGGGTCCACATGATGCTGCATCAACTGGCCGAGCGCCTGCTTTGCAACAAATTGTTGTTGTTGAATAGCTGCCGCTTGTTCTGCACGGCGAGTTTCAGCATTCCGCAAAGCAATGCCTTGCATCTGCGACATCATTTCCAAAGGATTACTTTCTGTAAACCTTGGGCCTTCTGGAGCTTGTGGGTATGGAATTTCGCCAGCCATCTGAGGCTCCTTATTTTAATCCGCCGGTATAGTTTAAAGCGTTTGTAGAGGTTTGATAGCCCCTTGAAGGGAATGGACTTGTGTTGCCAGTAGCAAAATTCCACAAATCTGCTGGGCCGGAAGGACTGACATTCCCGCCGCCCATGACACCTTGTCCAGCCAACTGCGCCATTATTGGGAGAGATGCGGTAGAACTTAGGCCAGATGCAATCCCACCATAAAGCGCATTTGTTCCTTGGGCCTGTGCATTTGCTGCACCCATCACACCTTGACCAAGTGCCGTGCCTGCACCCATCATCGCATTTCCAGTCAACTGGCCAGTTTGTAAAGCCGCTTGCCCCAACTGCCCTGCCGCCTGTGCGCCCAGCTGTGAAGGCTGGAATAGCATGTTATAGGCTTGAAGGTTTTGGTTCATATAGTTTTGGAGTTGTTGCTGGAATGTTTGTGACGCAAGCCCTGTTGCTGTCGTGCCGATTTGCTGCACAAGATTGCCGGATGTGCCAAGGCCTTTTGCTGCACCAGAATTTGCCATGCTTCCAAGGGCCTGTGTTTTCGCCCATTGATAGCCCGGAGTGCTTTCAAGCTGCGCTTGGGTAGGCTGGAAGGTGGACATTAACGTGTCACCTCCCCCGCCGATACCTGCAGTTTTTGCAGCATTCCCTGTCAAATAACTTTGCAGGGTGTTCATGGAAGTTTGGCCAGCTTGAACGTAAGGGTTCAAGGCCGCTTTTGCTTGATTAAAATACTGGGCGTAATTTTGTTGAGCTTGGCCTGCGGCAAGGGCCTGCCAAAGTGCGGCATTTTGCGCACCACCAGCTTGAATGTTGGACGCTTGCTGTCCCCCAAATCCTTTTAGGAGATTTCCCGCCAGCAATCCGCCGCCCATCATGGCTAAAGTTACGGGGTCCATATTAATCTCCTAAATGTCAAATCCGGCCTACACATCATAATACTTAACTCCCCGAAGGGATAGGGGTTTCGGGAGAAGTTGTTGGAGCAACAGGCTGAATAACTATCGGAATAGCAATGGGTTTTGGCTGAGCCGCAGCAATTTCTTCTGGGGTCTTCGGCACAATAGTCAAGGTCGTTAAATCAACCTTAAAACTTTTATAATCGAACTTACGCTCGACTTCGATAATCTTTTCACCCGCAGCCTTCCGCATCTCAAAAAACACTTCATGCTCATGGGTGAAGGAGTCGATGTTCCCTTGGTCATCGTAGTGAATAAACATTTTGTTGGTCATCTTGAAAGCTCCCAAGCCAACACGCTAACCGGCCCGCCTACATTTGTAGAACAGGTTATGGCCAAAGCAGTGTCGGTATTTTGAACTGTATAATTGGTTTGAAGTGTTCGAGGATAAACCGCGACAGTCGTTACAGGGGCGTAGCTATAAACTTGGGTATGGTTGGACGTATCACCATAAAACGCGCCGCCGTAGACGGGGTTAGGGCCCGGAGACAAACCCATCGATGTAAAGTAAATGCCCGGAATTGTGCCGGAGTCGATGGGCGTTCCGTTGACAGAAATTGTGATGGTGCCGGAACTTGTTGCAGCCGTTCCATCATACGTCCCAAGAATACAGACAATCGAGTTCTCTACTGGCACAAGATTGATCGTCGCAGAAGAACCACTTGACGACTGCCCGCCAGCATACGAAACAGAATTTAATGCGATGTTTGGAGTCGTAACCGCCCCGATACTGATGTGCTGAGTAACGATTGAGTTCGCATAAATTTTATCCGTAACAATCGCGCCAGCTGCAATCAAATTTGACGTGATGGCATTGGCCAAAATCTTTGAAGTTGTGATTGAATTGTCGGAAATTTTTGTCGCAGTAATAACATTATCTGGAAGTTTGTCAGTCGAAACCGATCCGTTGGCGAGTTTTACTGAGATAATAGCACCATCAGCAATATCATAAGACGTGATGTTTCCGGGCTCAGCCAAAGCGGCCATTAACAATTGGAATTGCCGTGTCGGCTTTCCATTTTCATCAATTAGCTGTGTTGTAGAGTTAGGAACGCTTTTTAAAATTGGCACGTTATGTCTCCATCTTCTCAACTTGTATCCACGCGCCGTTCAAGGCTGCAGGACAAGGAGCAGTCCAAGACAATTCAAACACACGATCTCTCGCAAATCCCAGTCTGCTCCAAGAGGGAACTGCACGATATTCGCCGGATTTACCTAACGATTGTTGTAAGCCATTTCCAAAACTCACCCCGCGATCATTACTCCAGCAAAGGGTGATTTGGGGGTCTTCGGAAGGATCAAGGTCTGTGCCGACCTCGATGTCAGCCATAAAGTTTGTATAGCTTACGCGATCTCCGTCAGACACAAGATGTGGGAAGGAGCGAAGACGTAAGATCGGATTTCCGTTGTCTGTGTAATTGTTGAGATCAAAAGTATAGAGATTACCGTTTTGCCAATCGCCAACAATTGTGCGGTTATAGGCATGAGCTACGCAGTTCGCACGATGTCTTACAAGGTTTCCGTTTTCATCTAAATACCCACGCTCATGCCAGAGTTGGGTTGACAGATCATAACACCACGTCGCGTTTGCTGACGGGAAGGTTAAGAAGTAGAAAATATGTGAACCTTGCTGATAACAAAATCCGATAGCGTCAGAAATCTTATCATATTTTCCGATAGCATCTGCAATGGCGGGGGTAGAAACAATGTCAGCTTTGTAAGCTGTGCCTTGCATGATGAGAGCTTGGCCATTGTTGTCTTCCGAAAGCCAGAAGATATTCAACCCCCACTTCGCCAGCGAACGCAAAGCTGCGATCCCGTGCTGCAAAAACACACCGGGAATGGGCTGGAACGGAAACGGATATGATCCAACATTCGTCCAGACTTCCGTTGTGCGTCTTCCAAAACTCCACATTTCCTTATGCACAACGTCAATGATTTGGAGTCGGTCAGCGTCTCCAGACATCGTGGCAACGCCAAGGTCGGGGTAAGTTGTTTCGTTCGAGTTGCTCGATTGAATGTTGGCGTTTTGAGTTGACGAGACTAAAAACGTGTCAATGTAGCGAATTTGATTTCCGCCAACAAAATTGGTCGGATTAAAAACATTAAACTCAAGCGATGTAAGATTAACACTCCATCCCTGCGTCGAGCCATCTAAAATAATAAGCGAGAACTTATTATCATACATACTTACAAGACCAGATTGAGAAGTGATGCTGCCTAATTGTTGCAGCACAAAATTATCTGGCACGTAATAAACAATGTTCCCGATGACCGCAAAAAGCAGCCCGTTGGACGCTGTGTAAAGCTGACGCACCTCGGCCACAATTCCTTGCGCGAGAAGCGTCAGCCCCGGAGTGCAGTAGTGCGTGTAAGGAACTTCAGCATCCTTCGTGTTCTGTTCTGGATACAGATTGATGCACCTCTGCGCGTTCGCTATTACCGAGCGCGCTTCATAAGCACCTTGAACAAGTTGGATCTGAGCCACTTCACTACATCCCTTACGTAGCAGACATTACGTTAGCAATCCATACGTTGTTCGTCACAGCGATAAAAAGCACACGTTTAGCTGCAGCATAAGAAACACCTGTCGCACCAGCTGTGCCGTTGATCGTGTCAGAACCCTGCGCAAAAACCTGCACAGCGTCTGCGCTATCTGCATTCAGCAAGTAGACGATGGTGCCTGCAACTGCGCTTGGAAGCACAACGCTGTCAGCAGCCGTGCCCACAACCGTGACAACATTCACGCCGTTGACAAGAACTGGAGTAGAAGAAGAAAGGCCACCACCAGCAAGGGCTGTGATGCCGTAGTTTGTCTGCCACTGTGGAGTAGCCATAAGATTTTCAAGAGTATATCCGTCTTGAAGCGCGTAACCATTGGGAAGACGATCAGGTATAGCCATTTGAGTTACCTCGTTTGGTCGCTGTAAATGTTGTAGACACTCGGACGGACCAGATTATCCGGCATCACAAGGCTAGGTATTTGTGCATTCGCAGAACGGATCGTCTGGAGCGCATCTGCCGCCAGCCCTTCATATGTCGGATCTGGTGGAAGTCGGTATGCAGCGCGGGTGCGAACTACAAGATTGTAGTGGATAGCTGCAAGGTATTCGGGCGGAAATATGAAAGGGCTTGTTAGATTGTTGAATTCAGTCAACACATCTTTGAGCAAGATATGGACTTCGTAAAGGTTTGCTTGTGGGATCGGCCAAGGATAAATGCGCCCCAAAGGCCATGCGGAGTCATAGAATATGCATTGCGAGAATGACACTAATTGCTTGAGCGTAATTCTTGCATAATCCTCCATTGAGAAAAGGATCTGGAGCGGATAGTCCACCGCCTGTGTGCCGCTTCCGCCCGCCAGCATTCTGAAAAACGCGCTTTCGAGTTTGTCCGGGCGCGCTGCTACATTTATGTCACCGCCGGGGCCGACCGTATAGCTTTGGGCCCCAGTTGACACCACACTCTTGTCCACAAGGTGCCATACCAACCAGCGTTTCATCCGCCACTGAGCAATCATCATATTCAATCGCGTCAAGGCGTCATTAACATCTTCTGCCAGAAGCGACTGACCAACACCCAACACGCCAGCGTCTTTATAAGCAAGATTGATAATATCGAGCGCCGTAAATGTCGCCCCGCCGAAAGGTGTCGGATAAACAGGATCGACCGGCTGGACAGAGCAAGAGGCATTGCCGCCGGGGAGGGTAGCTGCAAGCGAGAAGCACGAAACCAACTGGGCCGAAGTCCAGCCAAATGTGGTCTGAGCCAAAAGCGCCAATTGATCTGTGATCGAAATACAAACCGCAGAATTAAACTGTATCCAAAGCGTGTCGTTTTTGTTTGCCGTTACAGCCTGCGACAGCAATTCCACATTGGCCTGTATGGCAATGGCCGCAAAGAACTGCTGCCTTGAAACCGCCGCCACAGTCGATGGCACAACCGTCGCGCCACAAGCTACATCTCCACCCGGAAGTGTCGCCGCGAGGGTGAAAAGCGAGTCAAGTTGGAGCTGCGTCCAGTTGAACGTGGTTCGCACCAACAGGGCAATATCATCTGTGGACGAAATGCACGTCGCGGAATTAAACTGGTTCCACGCGGTCGTATTTGGATTGGCCAAAACAGCCTGCGAAAATGTTTCCAAATTCGCCATATCCGCTATTGCGGAGAAGAATTGCTCGCGTGATACGGTTGCGGTCATGGGTTAAGACCTGTGTTGAGTGTCAGCAATGTGTCACTATCCCGTTTGTTATTACCATCGTTGATGTATTTACTGTGCCTGCCGAACAAGATACACCGACAGCTGCTCCAACATTTATTCCACTATTAAATATAGCGGTCCCATTTACGGTTAATGGAGAACTTATAAAAGAAGCAGTTGCCCCAAAGTAAGCAATGTTACTTCCGTTTCCATTATTATAATCTTGAATAACAACCGGAAAATTATTTTGCCCAGAACGTAAATTTATATTTCCATATTGCGAACCAAAAATAAGGGCTGTTCGATTAACCCCACCAGCATCAATACCATTAAACGCTATTTCTTGACTATCTACGCCGTTACCAACTGCTCTAGTTCCAAAATACGCTCCACGATAAACTTGTCCGTCTCTTGAAAATAAACAAGCGCCCCACTTTAATCCTGTCGTGGCGTTACACGTCCAAGCTACTGCTGACGAAGGTTGTATAGTGCCAGAAAGAAACGCGACTGATCCCGATACAATAGTCGAAGCATTTCTTGAGTCAAAATCAAACTCATTTTGCTCAGTAACATTTGTAATCCCTGCATCACCATTCCAAGTATTTATACCAAATAAATTTGCCCCATTTCCGCTGGCTCTAGCCACAAAAAACCCGGAAACGCAGCCACCTCTAGGTGAAATTCCAGTCCAATCTTTTGCACAATCTGAATATCCAGAAACTGCATTTGATTGAAGATTTGTAGCAGTTGTTGGCTCTATAACTGCCCCTACAAGAGCTTCAGTAGCATGATAACCGCCCCAAAATGATGAAAAGAATTGGCCTATATTTATATTTCCGACATTTGAAACAACATAATCATATTGCTGTGTGTTATCAAAAGCACCAGCATTTGTTACATTAATTATACTAGGAGTTAATGTCCAAGCACCCGCAGAACTTACAGTTCCTAAATTATACCAGTTCCCTTGAATATTCGCCCCAAAATTGTAAGGCGAGCCAGATGGTAAGGTAAATCCCCAAGTCATCTGGTTATAGGTTTGAGCGCAGGCACCATTTACCCACAACAATGCAACCAGCAAAGTTAAAAAGTTTTTGATACCTGCGATCATGTTAAGCGTCCTTTTTCAAAGAAGACACAGGAGTATTTGATGAAGGTTTAGGCTTTGCAGACTCAACAAGTTCCTTCTGTGCCTTCAACTCTGCAAGCTGAGTTTTCGCAAGTTCTAATTCTACAGCCTTGCGTTCCAACTCAGCCTGTAATTCATCTTCACGGGTCTTAAAGGCCCCCGGACCGCCTTTGGTGATGAAGTCGATTTCTTCTTTCGCATCTCCGACCAAGATCGGATCAGTTTTACCCTCATCTTTATATCCGACAACCTTCGGATATTCTTGAAATTTATATTCTGGAAATTCCATACTCTCATACACACCGAGATAAGGTTTAACTTTAGCCATTTACTTGCTCCTTACGAGTGAAGGGAGAGGGCACTTTGCCCTCTCCTTTTAGTGATTAGATGATGTCTGCGACAACAACCGCCCACTCAGGACGAACCCAGACATAACCATACAACACATCAAGACGTGTGATGAACTGGTCCGACTTAATGTCAAAACCTGTCACCATACGCATCGAAACGCCGTCCATACGCTCTCTTGCCGTTTCCTGCATGTTCTTTGGCAATTCCAAATCCGCCGTCGCCATCGTGACTGCATCTGGAATGAATGCAAGGTTCTTGCGATAAACGCTGCTTGCCAACGTCAGGGTCACAATCGCTGCACCGTTAGCAGGAGAAGCCGTAACCGTCTGATACTGAACCGTTGAACCGCCAGATGGTGGAACAATCGCAGGATAGATGGAGATGCTTGTCGCGCCCGCAGCAGCTGCTGCCGTTACAACGAACTGCTGCAACGAACCAACTGATACTTTGGTGATGCGGTTGACGGCGCTCACGCCAGCAAACGTGATGATGTCGCCTTGTGCAAGCGGGCCACCAAGAGCGTTTGTGGTGATGGTCGTGCCGGTCTGGTTTGCACCAGAAACCGTCATCGTGCCCGTGTATGCGCCGGTCGTGTGTTTGATAACCGTCTGGTCTTCGAACCAGTCGAAGCCAATCGCGTTATAAACTTCACCCTTGCGATACTGCTCAGAGATTTCCGTGGCTGGGTTCAACAGGCCAGAAAGGTTCTGGACCGTGCGAGCCATCGTGACAGGATCGAGGATGAACTTGCGGGAGTCCGTAGGCGCAGAGCGTAAGCTCAAGAGTGCTTTTGCATTCAAGAACGTCTCAAGCGTCGGACGGAGCAAGTTACCAGCAGCGTCAAAGTTACCAACAAGGTTGGAAACGCCGCCTTCAACACCTGACATCACGTCTGCAGCGACAGCGCCGACGAGGTTGTTTACAGCTGGCGCAAGGATGCGTTTGGAATAGTCGTCCAAAGACATCGTGCGTTCAACGCTGTTAAACGAAACGTCAACGCCTTTTTGGGTGGCGAGGGTCAGCGTGGTGCTGGTTTCCGCCGTATCTTGGATCTGCGCTACAGGGCCATTTCTAACCGTGTAATCGTTAGGCAGACGGATGCGGAGGCTCTGACCGATTTTCGCGCCGGTCACAGCAAACTGGTCATCATACTGCGTATCGATGTGCTGCAGGAAGGAGTTGGTGTTTACCCAGAGGCGCACGGCCTCACGGGTAATCATGTTAATTGTTAAAATTGTATTTGACATCTCTAAGTCCTCTGGGTTACGCGCTCACGGCGCAGTGGTATTGTCAAAATACAAAGGGAGTCCTTTGTTCATCTGACGGAGCCTGCGACCGTCTCTTGACAGGCAACCCAGATCGCTTACCCTGCGATCAGCAAGGGGAGGACGTTTAAGGTGTCCTCGCCTACCTTTTGCGACGAGCCATAGCTTGCTCATTGCGAAGTCTTGCCCATTCTTCCATTGAAATGTTCGGGTCGTCAAGTGTTGCCAGGGCACTTCCAATCCCTTGAACCTTCGGAGAAATCGGGGGCGGAGCGGATGTCACTCTTTTCGGTGCGGTGACTGCTGATGCGAGTTTAGCAACTGCCACAGCCTGTCTGGCGGTTGGCAAGAGTGCAATTCGGGCAGCTTCGTCAGGATTTTTAGCCAGATGGTAGAGGACTTCGTGTGGGTTTCCAGTTTCAATCGCTGCTTCCGTGAGCGAAGTCGGAATTCCACCAAGGATCTGAGCCATGTTGTTAAGCTGCGGAGCCCAATCGCCATATTTAGCCAGCCCTTCATTCCAGATTTTATCAGTCGTGGATTTCCACTCGTTTTGTTTTGCCAGTTCTTGCGCCTGACGGTAAATTTCCATCTGGACTTGGCGGGGGTCAACACCACCAGCAGACTGTGGGGCATCATAATACTGCTGCTGCGGGGCTTCCATGGCTTGGAGGCGCTCTTCAAGTTCGCGCTTTTGGCGGGTCAACTGGCCAATGCGATCTAAAAGGCCCTGCGGCGGTTTGTTTTCAGTCTCGAGTGTGACAGGTGCCTCTGGCGGTGCTTCTTGCGGGGCCTCAACTGCAGCCTCTACAACTGGTGCAGCTACTGGCGCTTCGACAGGAGCAGCCCCCGCCTCGCCCTCGGCCTGACGGTTTATGGTGTTGTAAAATGTTTTCATGTTAGGCTCCTTTACCTTTCTTCATTTGTAAGACGCCCTCACGCCCTCGACGTAACGTCGCATCCTTGACTAAAGCATCATGGATCTCATCTTTTAACACATCATCCATATTTGTTGTAAGTAATTGTGCAAGTGTAGCTCTTGCTGCGTCCAGATAAAGCGGCCAGCAAGACGAAACATAAGTTTTAAGATCGCGGTGTTCTGCATAAAATTCGTTGCTTCTTGAGGCCCAGCTTTCGTAGACCTCCTCTGCCATCTTCTTCGCGGTTTCCGCGACCATCTTATGCGCATGTGCCCCTTTACCGGGGAGTTTAACTAACGGCTCTCTCATCTTGGCTCCAATGGTAACAACACATTCACATCACGCTCGCTATACGGGGTAACATAGTAATTCCGTAAACGAGTTCCCTCTGGTGATTGTTCGTAATAAGCTCCTTGCGAAAACGGCTTCGTCCCGGCAAACATGCTACCCCAACCTTGCATGTTCGGCATTGTTGTTTCTTGTGAAAATTGCTCGTAAGGAACAAACCGGCTTACGTCAGGAATGCGCTCATTCTGGAAGCCTGTCAATGGATTAGTCGAAAACCCTCCGATATAATCGGCTCTTTTTTGTAAATAATCTTCCCGCAAGGCATTCAATTCAGACGGGGAGAAATTATGTTGAGTGATCTGGTTTTCATTTCCAAAATACGAGCCAATTTGCGCCCGCATTGCTGACGGATAAAGGTTCGACGCACGTTCACGTAGAGTCTGCCGTTGATAACCCTCATTCACCTGCCGCTGTTCTTCTGGGGTAAACGTGTAAGGCATTCCCTCAAACGAAAAATATTCGACAGGCCGTCTTGGGGGCAGCGGAATGCCCCCTTGAGGTGGAGGATTGTAGAACTCATCCGACAGATATTCCGCTATCGCGTTTCTATCGATTGGCTCGTAGTTGTATTTAATCTCCCCCGCCATCTCACCCTCATCATCTATTTTGTTCGTAGTATTGCTGGGTTTTGCGACCGCGTTCTGCTTCGTCCTGCCCAAACAATTTGTCGAACATTTGAGTGATTTTGTAGTTTAAGTTGCCTTCCCATTCATCTGCCGGAGCAACCTCTGCAGGACGTTTGGTTGGCATAGGCGCGGTCTTACCACCCTTACCACCTTTAGCCTTTTGTCCCGCTGCCCCGCCCATTGGCTCAGCCATCTCTGATCCTACAGGACGTTGTTGCGGGCGACCGTAAACATCTATCGGCGGAAGTTGTTGCGCTCCTCTTGCCGTTGGTGTAGCCATAGCACCGCCAACATCCCGAACAGCAGGAGCGCCACCATCGCGTCCGTAATAAGCTGCCATAAAGGGCAGACCCACACCTGCAGCACCTGCCGCAATTTTACCAAAAGGAATTCCGCCGGAACGTAGCGCATTTGCAGCCTCCCCATAAGGGATCATCGCGGTTCCTTGTTGCGGGCCGGAAAGGACATTCCCGGTCACATCACGAAACTCACCATACGCTCCATTTGGTGCTTGATATTCGCCACGCGCAAATGTCGGCAGGCCCCCACGAACGGCAGGAACACCGCCTTGCTGTGCCATTGGCATTGAGCCTTGACGAAGTGCAACACCCTGCCCCATTTCTTCTGGGGTGTAATCGAGTTCTACCGCCCCCGGACCTGTTCGTCTGCCAGGAACGTAAGGGCCGTATTCACCCTTACCTTGGTTCCTGTAATAAGCAGCCATTGTATTTTCATCAAAGCGAGAACGAGGTCGATCAATGAAAGGGCCCGGACCTGCAGGACCTTCATAATCATAAGCCGCAGGTGCAGGACTTGGCATCCCACGACGCTGCGCCATCACAGCATTTGCCTCAAACGCATTTCTGCTTGTAGGCAAAGGACCTTGTTCAATGGCCAAGAAATCCTCTGGTCTAAACGCTTGTGGTCTGCCCGGAGCCCTTGAGCCTGCCGCCCCGCGCCGATAGGCCTCCATCATATTCGCATCAAACGAGCCTCTTGGGGCCGCTGCGACTGGCTCGTAACTTAATGCAGGAGCGCCAGCGCCACCGATAGCGCGAGGACCACCAGCTGCTCCGGCTTCACGTCCTGCAATTTGTGTAAATGCTGAACGACCGGGACGCGCTGCATAGAACGACGCCACATCTGTCGGAAACGCTTCGGAGCCATAAAGTCTTCCTCTCGCAAATTCTTCGGGATATTGCTCACGCAGCATCTGTTCGTAACCGAGGGAACCTAATTCCTCTCGCGTAGCCTGCCCGAAAGGCGCACCGCCCATCGAGTTCTCAACCATCTCTCTACCAATACCACGGATAAGAGCCGCAAGCCATGACTGCCCCGGCACCACATTGCGTTCACCCGCAGCTACCGCTTCTTCCTGTTGTGTGCGCTTCGGTGCCATTTAACCTCTCCGTGTAATCCGTGCTATCGTCCCCGGCATTTCCGGGTGCGGGCCGTAAACGTGACCATCTGGGCCTCTAAAAGCCCCTTCCGGCATTTCATGATCCTCAAGGGGAGCAGGCATTTGTTGATCGCGCTCTGAGGCATATTCCGCCCCCGGAGTTGACCCTTGCTCCTTGTGACCTTCGTATGTATCGCTGATCGGAACGTCTTCGCTTTCCCGAACAACATCGTCTTGCAATTTTGCCAATTGTAGCGCAGAAAGCCCTTGCTTGCCAACCACATCGATACGTTTTGTGATCGCGTCGTAGACATCGACTTCGCGCTTTTCGAGACGTGCTTGCGTCTTGCCTTTTTCCTTCGCCAACTCGTCCATCGTAGCCTTGAGCGCATCCTGCAATTGCTGCACTTGCATTCCAAGCATTTGCTCGTTTTGCGTCGGACCCTGACCAAGCGCCTGCGGCGGGACCATGCGCTTCAGTCTCTCGGCTGCTTCCTCTGCCATCGGGAAGTCGCCAGCTCTAAACATGATGTCACCGATGATATTGGTGAGCGCTGGGGACTGCGTGAGGATGAGGGTAAGTGCGTTAAACGCCTCCTCACGGCGTGTCGCATATCCCGGCCCGACATCTGCCTGCACTTCATACTGCCCGATAGCAGGGTTCAAAAGTCTTGTAATGACCTCATTATTTTCATTCAACTCAAGCATGTGAGCCTGTTTGAGTTGTGGATCGAGCTTGACCTCTAAACTTTCACCATTCTCAGCCAAGATCATCACGATCCTGTTTGTGTCGTAAAGTTTCGGCACCAGATCCAGAATGATCTTGCCCACCTGCCGGATCGCAATCGCAAGGTTATCAATGAAATGGTAAGTAGCACGATCACCTTGACGCTGACGTTCAGCAATCGCCTTTCCAGTTCGTTCATTCCCTTGTTGCCCCATCTGATTTTCGTATTGCCCGGAAACCATCTGCATTTCCATTGCAGCGACTTCCATTCCCTTCAAGGCAACAGGCGAAGGAACGGGGGGCTCAACTCTTGCGGGAGGAGGCAAAGGTTTGCCATCATCACCAACAGATTTATACGGCAAATAAGCGTGGTTCTGACGGTTTGCGGTCGCCCAGTATTCTTCAAAGCCCTCGACCGTTTCAACACCCACAATCCAAGGAGTCTTTGACTGCAAGGCACCATACTCAACTGCACTCGAAGCCCAGTAGTTATACATCCTCTGCGGATCTTTCATGGCCCGTGTGTGGCCTTTACGATCCATTCTTCCTTCAATAATGATTTCTTCCCCAACCACTGGAATGATCGGGATGGTCTTTCCAATCCACTCTTTTTCCTCAGACTCAACAATATGAGTCCCGATGATAAAGTGGTAATGGATAACTCGCTTTTGAACGCTGCGCTTTCTTGTCATTGGGTCAATAAAAACTGCGCTTTTTGGATCGACCTTGCGCAAATCTGACGCAAGAATTGTAGCCGGTTGTCCGTCCGGGCCGTCAAACATCAGCAATTCATCTTCAACATCTTCAGCTTCAAAATATTCCGCGACCCTCACATGGTCATCATCTCGCCAGCCACGATCACCAACAAGACCTTCCGTCCCCATATACTTCACATACTGCGGATATTTCTTCTCAAAAACGTCTTTCGGCATGTCCTCGAAAATGAAAGCAAATCTCATGTCTTCTTTTGCCGGAGCCCTTGCATCCGGGTCGATGTAGACCGTCATCGGATCTGGAATTGACGTGATGTAAATGTCTTGGTCGAAACTATCTTCAGACACATAGTCTGTAATCACACGCAAAAATCCAAGCCCCGCAGTGACTTGAAAAGTGGTCGCAACATCATAATGGGCCGGGGCGTTTGACTGATACTCAATATGCCGTGCAATTCCGTCCCAAATTCTTGCAGCCTCTGCGGTCGCACCATTTCCCGCAGCTCGATACTTAATCCCCGGCTTATTCATCTTGGCATCATTAATAATGTTCAAGTTATGCTGACGGGTCTTATTAATCGTAAGCGCGGGGCGCTCGTCCCTTTGCCTGTCGTTCCACATCCTTGTCGGCCATTGGTATTTGTTGTCTGCGTCAGCATTAGCAAACTTCAAATCATCCAAAAACATGCGCCTTGCATAGCTCTCCCAATCCTCACAACGCCGAAAACGATCTTGCGCTCTTTTGAAGATTTTCTGAAACTTCTCGATGTTTTCGTTTGTAGGATTTGACATGTTTTATCCCAACCATCCAAGGCTTTCGCCAAATTGCTGCACTTTGCCCATCAGACCGTGTTTCTTCAAGGCACTTGTAACATGCCGATGTTTCGTTGTCTCGCCCCCTTGCGAGGCAATCGCCATATACCGAAAAGCGTCAGCTGCGTGTGATGACCAGTCATGCACAGGTTCTGACGACAAAACCTCCGTCACAGGGTTTTCTTCATAGTGATAATGGCGAAGAGCATGAAGAAGTTCTTTTTCACATCTTGCGGCATCAAACCAGCAAGTGGGGAATATGCTCCTTGCAGCGACAATGCCGTCGAATTTAGAAAGACGCGGGACAATTCTGACCCTAAATCCTGCGTCTCGCATTTGTTCTTCGATGGACTTTTTTGATCCGAGCGTTTTAGCTCTTGCATCGTGGGGCAACCAACACGTCCCGTATTCATAAAGTTCTCCTGTGCCCGACCGGCGTGTGCGCAGCACATGAATGTAATGGTCAAGGCCTTTCAGACGGTTTTGGTAATAATCCACGACCCGTCTTTGCATTCCTACATATTGTTCAAAAATGATAGCTGTATGGTCACTCCTACCCAAGTCCCAATACAAATTGACAGCAGAAGAAGCATGATGTGGAACATGCGTGATCCGGCCTTCTTCCGCACAATCTCGAAGTTCTTCGGCATAAACCGCCCCTTCCAAAGTCTTTCTGCATTCCCCCTCCCAGACATGCAGATACGCATCGCGGTCCTTGGCCTTGAGATCGAGCATTTCCTGTTTAAGGACCCCCGGAAACCACGGGTTATCTCTCCACGAAATCTTTTGAACTATCGCATTTTTAGGAGGAGACAAAATAAACCGCTGATAAGTATCATCAGTTTCAAGTTCTGGATTGAACGAAGCCCAGATTTCAGAGCCCTCTTTACGGATCGTCGGAATGAGAACTTCCCACGAGTTTTTCGTGACCTTGTTCGCCTCCTCAACCCAGCATATGTCCACACCTTCATATGACTTAATCTTGGTGACATTGTTGCGTATCCCTTCAAAAGAGATCTCGCTCCCTGTCGATGGACAAAAAATCCTCGCCTGCTCGATTTGGTAAAATCCTGACAAACCTAAAAGGTCAATCTGGTCACTCAACACTTTATGCACCGAGTCTCGTATTGAATTCTGCAATTCACGGGCGCATAAAATTCGCAATTCCCGCTTTGCCGCCAAAATCACCAACGCCCGTGCAATTCCCCAGCTTTTTGCTCCACCTCGCCCGCCATAAAGCACCCGATACCTCACAGGCAGATCATTGACCTTTGGCCAGAACAAGCATTGGAGCTTTTCCGGCCATTCAACAACCTTTGCCTGTGGGGCATTTTGTGCGGTTAGGTCCATTCTATATTCAATCCAAAATGGGGCTAACTATTTCTTTTTCTCATACTTTTTCATCGCCGCACGATCCATGGCCTGCTCTTTTTTCGAGCCTTCCTTGATCCCTTTTGCGGCGAGTTTTTTGTCCATCTTTTTGTCCATCGGGGATTTTTCCCACTCTTTCATGGACATCTTTTTTGGAGGAGCTTTTGCCATTACTTGCCACCCAGTTTCTTTGAGGTTTTCATGCCATACATTGTTGACTCTTTTTTGTTTGCAGCAAGTTCACGATCTTTCGTCGCAACTTCTTTTGCCTCTGAATGTTTCACTGTCTTCATCTCAGCCTTATTCATGGCTGAAGACTTCGTAAGTTTCTTCATGTCGTGATGCTCGCCCATACGATGGCAACCTTCACCTTCATGCTGAGATTTGAAATAAGCAGCTCCACCTGCGCCTGACATGTTATCCATCACAATCCCCTTTTAATAAACCTGTCCCATATTTTAAGCCCGATCTGCATGGACAGATATGTGCAGCCGAGAATTGGAGCAAAAACCGCTGCCACGTCCGACACCGGCTGAATTGTTTGTAACCAGAGGGGTGAAGAAATCATACTTGCCGCCACTAACGCCCCTGCTTTTTCACTTGTTGTCGAGAAAAGGGTGTTTAGAATGTCATAAAACGGGCTGTCATGGTGGATAGACATCCTTCTCTCCTACGATGGTTTTGATGCTGGGGTTACGGCGATAATATTTGATGCAGTTGCAGCCAATTCCTGCACGGCAGCGCTTGCAGCTTTAAGCGACGAATATCCCGCGACCGCTTGATCTGGCGTAAGTGTTCCAGCTTTTGTGGACGCAGCAAAAGCATTTAGCCCTGCCATCGCGGCATTTAATGCAGCCATTTTTGCCGCAATCGTAGGATCAGCAAGGCCAACAATCGCATCGACAAGTGGAGTAATCCGGGCAATACCTGCGGTCAGCACAGGGATTTCATTGACAATCCAATTCGCCACCGCGATTACGTCTTTTTCCACAATCTGCGCTTCCGCCCAGACCTTCGTGCTAAATGTGACAACATCGGCCTCTGTTGCGACCGCTGCTTTCGAAAAGAAACTCGTTATTGATGAGAATAAGCTCATTGCTCTGCTCCTTTTGGCACCCAAACCCAACCTTCAAATCCATCCCATTCGTAACTACCTGCAGCATATTCAACGGTAGGATGAACGCTTTTTGTAACCCTCTCCACACCTTTTTCGACACTTTGCTTTGCGCCCGCTTCCGCAGCGTCAATTGCCTTTCGGATCGCCGCTTTGAATTTTTGTCCGTCAGGGCCGTCAAGCATTTCCTTCGCGGCCTTGATCGCTTCGTAACTATCTTTTGTAACAGTTACAATCGTTTGCGCGTTTTGAAGGTAAGGTGCAAGCCCTAAAATTGATAAAACTGCGTTCATCATTTTGGTGCAACCTTTTTAGATTTTTCCTCCAAAATCACCGCAAGAATACCGCCAAGCCCCTGCAGCGTGGAGATAATGTTATCACCCATTGATCCGGGGATATAATTGTGAACCGCTGACGCGATTAAGCCTGTGCCCGCCCATGTGGACGGTTCTTTTAATCTTGCGATCAGCCATGTAATAACTACGTCCATTTGGCACCCTTTCCTATCGATTATAGCATCTTGTGAGAGAAGGAGTTATCTTTTTACACACAACTCGAGGCTGCGGTTTGCCGTCATTCACAAACCCATCACCTTCGATTTGAGAGCATCCTGTCAAGAACCCTAATGCTGTGCAGAGAAGCACCATCCAGCTTACCGTGCCGAATGCCACTATTCGCCAATCTTTGTCCATCACGACCCCCTATTCGCACGTTTAAGGGCGTATTGAAATGCGGTAGCATACCCCGCGATTAAATTTGCCTTGTCCTGACCATTTATAATTCTTCTCGCCCCGACATAATCGCATTTCCCTGCGGAAATGTAATCTGCGAGCTTTTTGCCCGTGAAAAGGCCTTTTGTCATGCCTTCAAAACAAGCGCGAAGTGCTACTGGCCATGCGAGCAAATCTTCGGGCTTTTCGGCCCCAAAGAGCTTTGCATTCCGCTCCCACGTCACTTGGACCAAACCCATTCCGATCCAGGGCCAGTAAGGCTTTGACTTTAGGTAGCGTAAGCTCCCTTGCTCCTTGACCGGCACCATTTTATGCCCAGTTTCCCAGTTCACCGTCGCAAAGATATAGGCCAACTGGTCGTCGGTCACGCCTTTATAATTGCTATCACGGTAGTCCAGAATTCGCGTGATGCCGTCTACTTGCGCAGCCGTAAGTTTCCCGCCGAACAGGGCATGTCTAATTCTGTTGAAAAAGTATGCCCTGTCCATTTACGCGCTCCTATTTTGCTTTGGCTTTAATCTGCGCCTGTATCTTCTGGGCTACAGCCTCAGTTGCAAGTTTATCATGCTCGGCCTGTAAAAGAGCCTGCAATTCACCAACTGTGATGGTGATTGGGGTGTTTGGATCGACTTGCTGTTGTGCAGATGCAGCTGCTGGAGCAGCAGGTTTTACATCCTCTGCAAATGCTGGGAAAGACGCTAAAATCAGAGATGCAATAATTACCTTTTTCATTTGGCTTCCTTTTTCGGGAGGTTAGAGTTTTACAAGAGAACTGCCCGATCAATTCCCTTGAATTAGTTACCAAAGCAGGTGTATTGGAATTTAGCACTCGTCGCACTTGTATATGTGATCGTAAACGCTGATGCACTTTGGGCCGATATATACAAACCAGAATTTGCAGCATTTACAGGACTTACTGTGCAATAAGCTGAAGTCGGATAAGCCGTTGCAAAAGTAATAGTGCAGGCGGTTGTCGCAGTTGATCCTGTAGTAATCTGACCAGAATTATTACTGCTGCCTGTCGTTACGGATGGCGATGTGCCACAAGTGGTAATCGTTGGTGATGCTGCGGCAGTTTGAACGGAAGTAGCCGCATTTATAACGCCGCCGCCATAAATCGCCCCTGACGCGCCTATACCTCCAGATACTGTAAGAGTTCCACTGGAAGTTGAAGTTGAGGCAATGTTTGCAGATAAATTTACGTTACCACTACTATTAATAGCCATCCTATTCGTGCCAATAGTCGTAGTAGTATTGGCGGCTGTATTAAATTGAATAGATGTAGCTGCATATTGTTGTGAATACCCGCCACCAAATGCTATAATGTTATTTGTAGCGTCTGATGACGCGCCAAAAATGGCTACAGGCGTTCCTGACAAACCAGAATAGTTTGCAACGCCCATCATTGCATATTTTGTGGTGTTTGTTCCGGCATTATCTGACAAAATCAGATTTGGTATAGATTTTACAATCTGGACACCATATGACGGCGAATTGGTGCCAATTCCAACATTTCCTGTCGATGTAGCGCCAATTCCAATTGTGCCAGATCCCTTCGCATCAAGGGTCAGATTTTCGTTCGTGCCGGACGAAATGGTCGAAAGGGCCACGCCACTGCCTGCAGCTGCAGATTTGATGTTGAGGCCTGTGGCAGAGGATGCAGTGGACGTATCTACGTTGAATGCTGGATTGGTTGTGCCGTTAGGGCCAACTGAAAAAGAATTTGCAAGTGCTTTTGTTAGATAATTTGAAATTGCGGCGTCGGCACTAAAATTAACTTTAGCGGCCCCTGCCGATAAAAGTTGCATCGTTCCATTATCATTTGTAGCAGAAAGTCCATTGAATGTGACCGTGCTATATGTTCCGTTACTTAGAATGTAACCTTGATATTGTGTAGATGTAATTTGGTTAAACGCATTGCTAACCGTAGTTGATCTTTGAAGATAAATATTTCCTGTAGAATTATTACCTATAGTAATATTTCCTGTGCCTTTAGAGTCTATAGTTAGAGTTTCATTTGTTCCGCTAGATATTACCGAAAGCGCGACACCATTGCCTGCCGCCGCTGACTTAATATTCAATCCAGTTGCTGAAGATGCAGTAGAGGCATCAACATTAAGCGCCGGATTTGTGGTGCCGTTTGCTCCTACAGCTAAAGCATTAGCTGATGAAGATGTGATTGTATGCGCGGCGCTTGTTAATGTACTGCTAAGAGCCGTTGTGCCTGTAACTGCGAGCGCGTTTGTGCCGATTGTAGCTCCACCAAGAGCAAGCGACGTGCCTGTAGCTGCACCAAGCACTGGAGTCACAAGTGTGGGCGATGTCGAAAATACAAGATTTGTGGAAGTTGTTCCCGTAGTGCCGGAAGCTGTAAAGCCTGTAATGTTATTAAAGCATGTAATGCTTGCCGCCGTGCAGGCCGTGCCACCATTGGCAACAGGAAGCGATGTGACCCAAGACGATACACCACCAGTTGTTGAAGTCAGAACAGCACCGTTAGCTGCGGGCGTGGCAACAGGAAGTGTTAATGTCCATGCCGCCGTTGAAGAAGCTGAAGAAGCAAGAGTGGTTGGAAACGCACCTGCATTAGTATTAGCGAGTGTTAATGTGCCTGCCGTTGTGCTTTGAACTCCGAGCGTAGGAGTTGCAGTTGCTGTGACAGTATTTGCAGTTCCAGATGCTAAGATCGTTCCTGCCGTTGTGGTTGCAGGGAATGTTGCAGTTGTCCAAGATGGATTGGCCGCAGCACCTCCACTTTGAAGATGCTGACCTGCCGAGCCTGTAGCGCCCAATGTAGCTGGAGCAGCACCTGCACCGCCACCAACAACAAGTTGATATTGTGCCAGCAATGCTGAAGATGCCATCGCAGTTGTGCTGGAGAAATACGGAATACCGCCACTTGTAACTGTGCCGCTAACTGTGGCAGGGAACGGAATGCTTGAAGCTACAGCTGTGACCGTGCAGGTAGAGCCGAGTGTGCAGCTTTGCCCATTGACCGTTGTTGTCGGGCTTGTCCAAGTCATGGCGGAAGCGCCACCGGCCTGCGACGTTAGCAAATATCCCGCCGTGCCGACGGTTGTAGGCAAGTTGAAATTGTAGGCTGTGGTTGCACCATTGTTCTGGACAGTGACCGTTGCTCCTGTTGCACCACCATTTGCAAGGCCCAATTGGCCTGTCGTTGTGGCGTTCACACCGAGCGTTGGTGTCGCTGTAAAGGCTGGTGTCGCACCTGCAAGGATCTGCCCTGCCGCACCTGTAATCGAGATCGCACCAGTTGTTGAACTAATTGAAAGTGGCGCTGATGCTGTAGAGACAAGTGTTCCGCTAGTATTAGGAAGCGTTAGTGTTGGTGTGCCTGCTGCGGCTTGCGCTGTGATAGTTGCCGTGCCGCTTGTAGCGCCGGTCATATTCAACACGCCGGTAGCTGTGCCAGCTACACCAAGCGTAAATGTGCCTTTTGTAGTGCTAAATTGCGCCGACTGCCCACCGCTTGTGTAGATGGAAAGCGGCAGATAGGTGCCTGTGCCATTGATGCCGGAGACAAGTTGCACATCTGTGCTGGCATTTGTAGCGATTAAAATCTTGCTTGCGTTTGTGGGGTCAGAGTTGTTGGTTGCTTGCCAACTTGCCGCAGTCGATGTGCCGTTTGGAAGGGCGTAAATGCCGGTTGTAGCGTTTGTGGTGCTTGTCTGAAATGCTCTACGGCTATTGACCGTCGCATTGTCGAAGTCAGCAAGAATACGTCCAGCCGTTCCCGTATAAGTTTCATTCCCGCTAATTGTTGGTGTCGTGATGGTCGGGCTGGTCGAGAACACCAAATTGGTGCTGGTAGTGCCGGTCGCGCCTGTCGCGGTATAACCTGTGATGTTGTTAAAGCATGTGATGCTAGACGCAGAGCAGTTCGTGCCACCATTTGCTACCGGCAAAATTGAGGTCCATGATGAGACGCCACCAGTTGTCGCGGTCAGGATCGCACCATTTGCTGCCGGAACCGCAAGAGGAAGCGTCAAAGTCCAAGATGCAGGGGTATTTGCGCCAGCTTGTAGGGTAGTTGTATAAGCTGAACTTGCATTTGCTAGAGATAGTGAGCCAGTTGTTGTTGAGGTTTTGCCCAATAAAAGATTGCCTGTCGAGGACAACAACATCAATTGCGCTGCGCCAATTCCACCATTATACCAAACAAATGAGTCTCCTGCGCCTCCACTAAAACGAACAAATGGAGACACATAATCAACGGCCACCCCATTTGTAAAGGAGCCCGCATACGCGCCTGTTATAGACGCCCCGCCAGCAAATATAGCCGAATAAGGCGATTGAACAGTTAAATTTCCAGCAAGAGCAACACCATTCCAAGCTCCAGAATTGGTAATCGATAAATATCCACTTGTCATTCTAATCAAAGTTAATTGTGCCGTTGCTGATCCATCAAACCATCCTAATTGTAAATTTTGACTTTCAATGTTTGTCCCAGAAGCGGATTTTGCCCCTAACGACAAGCCAGTATTTGTAGTCCCACTAAGACTAACAAAACCTCCGCCCCATTTAATTCCTGTTCCAAGTGAATTAACTATAAAAGCATTAGAAGTTGTAGGCTGGCTTAATGAATTGCCACCAACACTTACACCAATAACTTGTGTAGCGGGAGACATGATATTAAAGTCCAGTTCCGCTCCAATGCAATAATTACCTGTTAAAGAAGCAATGGCTCTTGTAGGAGCATCTTGACAAAGAGTGTTTACACCCCAAACTGAAGAATTATTAGCAACAGATTGAACTGCAGCAAATAATCCAACGCCATTTCCTTGTCCTGCGCCATTTGTTCCCGACGCATTCTTAACATAAGCAGCTAATCCTGTATTGTTTATCGTTGTTGTTCCTGCAGTTATATCTGCAACACTTTGAATTGTATCGCTAAAGGTGACGCTGGGATAAATAGCTGAATAAATGCTGTTTGCAGCCGTAGATGTTTTTTGGGCGACAACATTATTTTGAAATAACTGTGTCCCTGACCAAACATTATTCTGTGCCAACAACGGCATAGCCGTCCAAGTCGTGCCAATTTTATATTGGAGCGGAGTGCCTGTCGGCAAAGTCTGAGTGCTATCCCAACCCCATTGCGGAGTCATGTTAGGCGCAGCAACTGCGGCCTGCAAAGCAATCAGACTAACACCTGCTACCAAGAATTTCTTCATGTTTATCCCCACGGCGATAAGGTCGCAGCAATCGCCATCAATGTTGCCATCTGCCCAGATGTGTAACCATAAGTCGTCTGACAAAGTGCGTAAAGTGGACTTCCGACCACAACATACGAACTTGTGTAAAATTGCACCGTCGCAGCATTTGCCCAATCCGGGTTAATCGCCTGCACCAACAAATTCGGATCAGCCGGAGTAGGCATCAACGGCAACGCATCAAAAAACTGATTTTTCGTAACTTTAATTGTGGCCCCAGCAATATCAATCGGAAGTGCGATCCATTGTCCAACTGCTGTTGAAATGTAAAAAGTGGCAACACCGACAGTTTGAACAATACCGACGCTTCCAGCAATCGCCCCGATATAAGATCCATGCGAAGCAAACACTGTAATGTCATGGCCAGATTGATTAGCCACAATCATAATCATGCCCGGAAGGGCTTGCGGCAGCACAACACCCGCGCCAGACGCCGCACTCGTCACATTCGTGATGGTATTTGAAATCTGGTAGGAATTATTAACATTCCCACCTGCAGTTGCCGTTATACCTTCCGAATAAGCCCAAAGCGGATACGCCAGCCCGTCATTAAGCTGGTTGCCATCTATCAGCCGGTATCCACCGGGAAATTCTTGGAAGGCAATCATTCCGAATACCTTTTAATACTGCAATGTGGTCAAAACCGCAGTGCTGGTAGATGTCGCGCAATACAAGGCAGAAGTAGACTTCGTAAGATCAAGCGTAACGCCAGATGGCAGAGCAAAACCTGTTGTGCTGCTCACCCCTGACGGGCCAAGATAAATTGTCGAGCCTGACGTGTTCGACACAAATCGTCCCGCAGATGATGTCGTGACCGCTGCCAAAACCTGCACCGTTCCCGCAGTCGTGCAAGTCACCTGTGCTGCCGCAGGAGTTCCTCCTGCAAAAGCCTGACAGAAATACGGAGCGTTTGGATCACAAATCGCAACATCGCTTTGAATGCTGCCATTTGGCGCAGCTTCCACACCGGGAAGACCAAAAGAGAAAGCCCCGATCACAAGGGCGACAAGTGACAAGAGCTTTTTCATTTAATCCTCTCAAAAGGAAGGAGAAGGGGGCATAGCGCCCCCTTACAAATTAGTTATATGCCCAAGCGTAGGTTGTAGCGCCGCCCGTATTCGTGCAAAGAACTTCACGGGTAACTGCACCCGTCGCAGACACAGCCGAACCATACGTGCCGGTCGCATAAGCCGTGCCGTTGCTAACCGTAGCAACTGCGCCCTGCAAAGCAGCCGTGCAAGAAGGAAGCGTAGCAATCGTCGAAATCGAAGGCAACACATACGTCGTAACGCTCGAGCCCGAAAGCACATAAGCACGAAGCTGCGAGGTCTGGATCAATTCCGTCTGTGGCTGAATGCTGCCAACCGTCAGACCAGAATAGCTCTGCGTCAGGTTGGTGTCAGCTGGGATCGTTTCATTACCCGTCAGCGGCAGGGTCGTAGCATTACCCGTGATCGGGCTCGAGGTAGCAAGCGGATAGCCAGGAAACTGGCCAGCAGCAAAAGCAGCAGTTGCGCCGAAAAGCGCAAGCAAACTGCCATAAAGAGCAACTTTCTTCATCATTTGCCTCTTATGTGCGAGATCGCATTGCGCAAACCGTCACCTTGCGCGGGAGTTCCAACATTCTGTGTGACGCCAGATTGGTAATTAGGATTTTCCGAAGGAATTCGGTCTTCGGACTCATAGACCGCATTGCCCTTCCGAGCAACCTTCGAAATCATCCCATCTTCACTCATTTCATATCCGAAAGAGTGGTGAATTGTGCCCGCTCTTGATCCGCGCACTGGCCGTGCTGCTAAAATCTTCGCGCTATCATTACCTTTTGCCATGGGCCTCGCCCCTTTCGCATTCAGCGAACAATATTCAACATTTTCGACCATTTAGTCAACCCTGCGGGGCCAAAAACATCCAGAATTCCGCTTAAATCGGCCCTCTTTCAATCCAATGCAAGGTCGGGATCACATTCTGCGACTCAGCCCTCAAAATCGCCCCCTTCAAGGTGTCTTCCACAAGCTCCAACTGGTTCTCTTTACTCAAATGTCTTGCAGCCACAATGCCTAAAGGCTTTTTATCAGGCCACACTTTGCGAGCAATCGGGAAATATAAGTCTTCAATCTGCGCTCTACCCGCCTGCACGTCCGTCAACTTACACTCAATGACCACAACCCGCTTATTTCCCACAATCAGCAAGTCCATCTGGCAATGCCCGGGCCCGTTCATGTCGGTAAATTCAAACCACTGCCCATGTTCTGCCCTCGGGATCGCCGCTGCAAGGGCTTTTTCATACCTTAAACCTGCAGCCTTTGCCCCTTTCGGTCGGGACTTTGGCAAATTCGCGGGGCGCAAGCACATCGCTGCGTAATGGAGCCCCACGATATGGCGAAAGGTCACGGGCGAAGCCCCTTTCAGAGAGAAGTCTTGTCTTTTAACTTACTGACAGAGGCACTTTTCGGTTCCACAACTGGAATAGAACAGATCAATCTGTCAATAGCCCGCATCAACGCAGCTTTTCCTTCCTCCGTCTGCAATTCCTCATAAGTAAGGATTAGTTGACGGACTACTTCACACCGCTGTGCGTAAGGATCTGCGTAGATGATTTCAGTGTCAGGGATCATTTCAACTTCACTCATTTCCGCCCCCTTCGACCTACGGGTGAAACCTTCTGGTCATAGTCGGCTCGAATAGCATTAAGCATCTTCACGCCGATTTCAACTGTCGGAGCGCACCACGCACGTCCACGGGAATTATCTGGTTCTCGCGGGTCCACAATCACCAAGGCTGCTGGGTGAATAGGCATCTTTTTAAGGCCCAAAGTTCGAGCATATGTGTCTGCCAACTTATAACCACTCACCCTCACCAGTTGGGCACAGATCCCGTCTGGACTAATCGTCCCTTCATCTCCTCCAATATGCCTGTGTCCTGCGACAAGAATGTGATCTCTAAACCCAGTTATGAGTTCCCTTTTGGGCCCGTGCATGGAGTTCCAGATTGAGTGCCCGGGGAAATCATGTCTGGCATGGATGCGTGTCACCACTCCGCAAGGCTGCTTTAAGGCAAGCCTTACACCATGATCCTCGTAGAGCGAGCCGACCTGCTTCGTGAACCATGCCACGGGATCGCCCGATCCCGCCCAGAGGTCATGATTGCCAGCAATAATGAAAAGCCAATTGACGCTTTTCACCATCCATTCCACAAGCGTCCAGCTTTCGCGGGCTGTGACCGATTGATCCGCGTAAAGTCGGGCAAGCCGTCCGACCCAGTTATTCGCAAGGTCCCCGATGTTACACGCCAGAATGTGGGGGTGTTGCTGGGCAAGTTCGATATGGGATTTCAAAAGGTGAAACGCGCAGCCGGGGTCATCAATGTGCGGGTCCCCAAATATCAAAAGCCCGTAAGGCCCGTCAATATTCACCTTGATGTCGATGAGTTCCCGCGCCTCATCTGCGGCGATCACCCTTTGGCTTTCCACCAATCGATCTTGAATTAATTCGTCGATCTGTCTCGATCTGTGCGGGAGCGCCGGGGCGCTAAAGCGTCTTAAACTTTCCCGGTCTTTCATTTTATTCGTAACAAAAGCCACCCGTCTATGCGCTGTAACTTTATGAATTCCAAGTGCATCTGCGATTTTATAGAAGTCGTAAGTCCCATCTACCTTTTTAAACTTCCTCATCGCATCTAGTGTTTTTTGTTGCTCCGCTTCTGAAATTGCTTTTTGTGCCACAATAACCTCCAACCCTTCCGGGCGGTTTGAGCGTCACTTCTTTTTCTTCACCTTTTCCGGGAGCTTTTTGGTCTTACCCTTGTCTGCGGCCTCAAATTCTTTCCCGACAGACTGTGGGATTTTCAATCGCTTGGCAGCCTTCGGGTCATGTGCGACCATTGCCATAAGATTGTGCTGGGCTTTGCTTTTTGACGGCATTGTGACAGTCCTTTCTGCAAGGTCCTGTATTTACACACAAAACCCGTGTCAAGTCAATTTTATATGTAACAACTCTTAAATTATCTTACACGGGACTTTCATATCTTCATCATGTTCGTAAACAGCGCAAAGTCTGTGATAGCCGTCAGCAATAATCAGCGCCTTGGTGCTACGCACCAGCAAAAGAGGCGATAGCTTTTTATCATGTCTGATTTTATCCAGCGTGTGTTCGACTTGGTCATTGCTGATGCCCAGCGGCGAAAGCTCCGACGCTCTCAGGATGTCTTTAGCCTTGAAGTGCGAAAGCGGCTCCGCCCGAAGGCGCTCGATCATCACCTTCGCCGCAGCAGGCGTGACAAGGAGCGACAAATACTCCGCCCCCGCCGGATAGTTATGTTCCTCCGGCTCATCAAACCAGTAAATCGCTCTTGTCATTTCTTTTTCTTCGCAGCTCTCATGTTATCGACGAGGTTCGGGTAAGGCCGTCCAGCGGCTTTTGCCGCCGCCTTCGCTGACGCCTTTTTGGCTGGTGAAAGGGCCTTGGACTTCGGCAGGTCTTTCGGTCTAGGTTTTTCCCAGACGGGTTTGTCCTTGCCCCCACAATCAGAACATTTGCCTTTTGTCATTTGCAATTCCACGCTCGGAGTGATTTGTTGATCCGCGAGTTCGGGTCCTTTTTCGCCTTTTCCCCTGTAAGTTTTTCCTTCATCCCAGACATCCGGGCGCAAAACGAGGCTTTCCGTCCCGCGTCCTTTTCGTTTTTGGGGTGCGGGGCAGGCGGTTTAAGGTTATGCCCTTCCGCTTTCGCGCTTGCGCGCCCCTTCGCGTTTAGCCCCCCTTTCGGGCTCTTCCCTTCCGCTCGCTGCCATGCCGGGGTCTTCGCCATCACTCTTTCCTTTCGCCGGGGGCGCTTGTATTTTTCAAAAGCATCTCAATTCGTCTTTTCTGCCGTGAGGCAATTTCTTCTTCCCGTTCCGCGATGTGCCTGTCTGTGGCGTCATAGCGGGCCTCTTGGATCTCCGCAGGTGACGGGTAATGCGTGGGCACGTATGGGGGATCGATCTCGCCGTCAAGGCCCGGAACCTGTTGTGCATCTCCTCTAACGCCTTCGGCGGGGAGAACATTTACGACCTGCGCCTCAATAGGGTCTTGCTGGATCGCCGTAGGCGATACAAAGTTGATCTGGAGTGCAAGGCCCGCGCCGCCGGGGCCCGCGACTTGGAGGGCTTGTTGCGGGGTCGGCCCGCCCTTTGCCGTGGCGATTGAGCGATCTGCCATTGTAGTGAACAGATCCATAAGTTCGCGTTTGGTGAACTTTTCCGGGTCAGCCTCAAAACGCTCGGTCAGTTCTTCAAGGACGCTGGTGCCCAGCGCTGCCATTCGCTGATGAACGTCGATGTAAACCTCGTTCAGTTCCTCTGCGTAGTAAGAGACAAGTTCTTGGAACGCTGGGTCGTTTTTGAGGTCAGAGATGCGGGGCGCAGTCAGGCCCGTCAGATTGGAGCATTCGATCAGCGATTTCCCTGACGCGACCGCCTTTGCGAGGAGATGGTGATTGTAGCGGAGCGTTTTGAGTTTCGGGGTTGAGCCGTCCTTCCTTGCCTCCCAGAGCGCCGCGATGTCTGTTTCCGCAAGGTGTCTGGTGACGTTGTAGAGAAGCGGGGCGGGGCGTCTGCCTCTGCCGGGGGGAACAATCACCTGCATCGGGGATCTCCCTTTTGAGGTGAATGGGTTGCGCCGTAGGCGCAGGGGGGAACGATGACTTGCATGAAAGGCTCCAGAGTTGCGTTAGCACCATCTGGGATTGAGTATAACATGGGCCTGTTATTATGCAAAGCGCCCGTCAGGGCGGGCTCTAGGTGTTATGCAAGGAGTCCATTAGGTCCATCACCTTTTTCCTGACTCCTATCATTTTGGGTGGGGCTAAGCATTACAACAATCCCTTCAAAGGCCAGTCCCCCGGTGGTAAACGCTGGGATTGAAAACGCTGGTGGAGGGAACGCTGCAAGGAAAGGCGCTGGGTTGTTAGCCCAGCGCTCTCCTCTTACATGCTCCAATATATGTAGGCTGCCCAGATCAATTGGTTCTCAGTTTTAACGCTGTTCCAGTTAAGTAGGGCATATTCTTCTTTGAAGGTCTTCATGCTCGACTCCGTTTTTGTTTACCCCTATCTTGTCGCATGAGTCGGGGTGGCCTGTCAATAGGGGTTGGTGACAAATGTGGGTTTTATTTTCCCCTCATGATCATGGGTGTTCCAATATCCCCAGCCTTGCCAAAAACCCTAACATGTGCCTAACCTACAACCCACCAGCTATTCACTATAGGGTGGGCCTAATAGAGGTCTAGTTAGTCTATTTTTTTTATAGACTAATACAACCAGAGGCCCCAAGGTTAAGCCCATCATGGCCATTTCAACAAGGCTGGGGTTATTGAATAACCCATAAACATCACCCCAAAATAAATGTGACTTTTATTGCCCTACCATATTGACAGGCCTTTCCCTTATCTATAAATTAAACCCATCAAATCGACGCGAGTCGTTTTGTTAGGCCCATCTAGGCCTCGCTGTTTGACAATCTAATCAACAACATAGGAGTCGAAAAATGACTAATCTTAACGCGCGCCTACAATTCCAATCTTTCGCCGTTAATGCCGATGAATTGCCTCAACAATCCATCGACGCGCTATTGCAATTAGGGTTTTCTACCAAAATCAAAAACGCAATAGCGGGCGTTAGGGCGGGTGTATTAGGAACGGGTGCAACGCCTTGGTCGCAAGATGATATACACGACGCGGCAGTTGACGCGGGCCTTTCGACATGGGGCGCAAACGATGACACGGCGCAAGCAATTTGCGACCATTATCAGCGTCAAATGTTCGAAAGCATCCTGACAGGCATTGCGCCGCAACGCGCAAGCGCCGCTCGTATCAGCCCCGACGAAAAATTGCGCCGCACTATCGCAATTGAAATGCTTGAAGACTGGGCGAAAGCCCAAAATCGCGCCCTGCCAAAGCGCAGCAAGCCCGATGAAAAGAAGGCTTTCGACGAATATCTGGCCAAAGCGCTTGCCAAGCCAAAATTCGCCGCCAGCGTCGAAAAAGAATTCACGCGCCGCAAGTCACTTAAGGCGCTTGATCTTGATGATCTTATAGACTGACAACAAAAGGCCGGACGTAAAAAATCCGGCCTTTTCTTTCCCCACAAATGGAGTCATCAAATGAATAATTCACAAAAACTGCAAGCCTTCATCCTGCATTCTCCATCCAAACCAGTTCAATTTTGGGAGGTAGTAAGGCTGGCGCAAGAACTCGACAAAGAGGTTGTGATTATAGAAGATTTTTGCCCAGACATGCTGGAGTTCAATTTTACTGATCTTTCCACCACAAGCGTAAAATATCGCGAGCTACCCTGACAATTCAACGCCCCCGCCAGAAATGGTTGGGGGCAATCTCTACTGGCAACCACAAAAGGAGTCCCCAAATGGCAATAACTCAAGAGCGTATGATCGCGCTTATAACTGCTGCTCGGCAGTGCAAAGATTGCGCCCTAACCTACCAGCGCTTCATAACAACCGAGATCAAAAATCTCCCTGCAAACCCAGAACTCGCTGACGTAATGGTGACGCTCCGCGCAATCCAGACGCTCGCCCTCACAAACTCTATCCCGATGGAGGCTGCGGAAATCCTTGCGAGAGAGGAGGAGCATTTCAGGCTCATGGCGACAAAAAACAAACGCTCCGCTGAATACGCAAGGCGCAAGCGCGGCAGCGGCACAAACGATGTCCCCGAACTATCTGGCCTCAAATCACCCACAGCACCAAAAACGCTCGACAGATTTAAATACGCTTCCTTACAGGAGATCGTTCGCCCTCATCCATCTCACCCAAACCAACCACCTGCCACCAACTGGAGCCCTGACGACGATCTCATCCAGCACAAAATCAAAATCAACGAGGCCCACAAAAAGGCCAACATGCCAGAGCCTTACACCGACGTTTACGACTCCAGCGTGCCATTGCGAGATGACGACTGCCGCGCATTAGGCATACCAGTTCTATCTGACGACGAACTATTCTAGCGTGTAAAATAATGGGCCCAGCGTAAGGTTAAACCCCTTGACGTTAGGCCCATTATATGCCATAAAAAGATAGCGCATAAAAAGCGCACAGCGACCCTTCAGCAGTTGGACTATCGCAGATGGCAACAAACAACTCCTACAACAAGCATTTTAACAGAGTGCGCAAAAGCAAAGCGCAGAGCTTTGCTGAATATGAAGCACAACCTCCCCACGTTCGCGCATGGTTTCAGCAATTCCCCGCCAACGTCTGGCCAGGAAGTTATGAAAGCATCGAGCGCCTCATCCCCGACAGCGAGGCCCGTCATCTCGCCGGACTCGAAGCAGTCTGGGGCCCTGACCATCCAGCAGTCATCGACGCTCGCCACAAAATCCATGTCAAGCGTGGCAAAGTTCAGCGCGTGGCAGACCTCAACGACCTCGACGACTTCGACTTTTAACAGGAGCGTAGCATGACCCTCAAAGCACAACTCGAAACCATCTGGAACCGCCGGGGAGTCGAAAACCCCGGCAATATTAACATCTGGGCTCTTGAAGGCGAACGCCTTTCAGTCAAGCCTGGAGCAAAGCGCCGCCCCGCTTGGGACAAAGCACTGCTCAAACGTGCCAAGCGCGACCTTCCCAACTGGTATGCAAACAAGTCCAAACCCTACTAGGCGCAAGCGCCTTTCCAACAGGAGATCCCATGATCTACGCAGAGTTCTACAACTCCACCCCCTCCGGCCTTCAGCCCGCTTGCGGTGATCGCTCAGTCATCATCCTCGACGGTAGACATAACCCTGCAACAAACGGCCAAATCGCTGCAGCCGAATGTGCAAAGCGCGGCTACGCTGCGTGGCGGATCTTTCGCGGCGAGTCTTTCACACGGTCAAGCCCGATCTCACAAATCTGGCCGATCACCAACTCAAAACCAGTGTCCAACCCCGTATGGCTTTCAGCCCACAGCATCTAAGGAGCCCCCAATGTTCTGGTTCAAACACAAATCTCAAATCGCAGCACTTCAAGCGCGCATCGAAAATCTGCAGTTCCAACTCGACGCGCTCGAGAACTTTGTTCACTCCGACACATTCCACGAAATTGTGGAGTCAAAATTCGACGAGTCCAAGTTCGACGATCTCGCGCAAGAGGCTGTCGAGCGCGCCGTCGAAAACGCTGATCTCCGCATCTCAGTGAGGTTCTAAAATGGACTCCTTCATCCAACACACAGCCGGAGGTGTGCTATTCTCCGGCCCCGACGCCATACGCCTCCAGCAAGCCATCACCCTCCGCTCTGCGATCAAACTCTATCGCTCATGTGGAGTCATCCCAACTCGCGGGATGGGCATTACCAAAATGCTTGCCCTGACCACCAACATCACTGGCAAAAAATACAAACGCACCCAGACCGAGGACGCCATGCGCGACCTCCACATCTGGATTGAAACCATGAAATCAGCCCTGCCAATCTTCGAGGAGCATCTACAATGAGCAAAAAGCAATTCAACTCCATCGCCAACGCCCTCCGCGCTGCGCGGCCCCACATGACTCCAGATGCCTACCTCAACCTTGTGGACGAGATGTCTTACATTTGCAGTCAAGCATCCAGCACGTTCAAACCAGATCGTTTCAAAGACGCTTGCTTTGAGGAGTCAGAGGCATGATCGAACTCGAGATCGACCCTCACGCCTTACAGGAGGTCTGCAGGCTCATGGGCTTCTACATGGAAGACTGCCACCAACTCGACGCAGCTCTTCTCAAAGAAGCCCTGTCCGAATTCCAATCTGCGCTCGACGATTATGCCGAGCGCCAATACATCCTGCGCACAACATACTAGGAGCCCCAATGCAAACCTTCTTACCCTACGCTGACTTCACCCAGACCGCCCGTTGCCTCGACCGCCAACGCCTCGGCAAACAGCGCGTCGAGACTCTCCAAATCCTCAACGCCCTCACCAACCCCCGCTACGGCTGGCAGTCACATCCCGCCGTCAACATGTGGCGCGGCTGCACACAACTCCTCTGCACCTACGGCATCGAGATGTGCCGTGAGTGGCTCAAGCGCGGCTACGAGGACAACACCGGCCCCAAAATCGCAGCCTTCTTCGACTCCTCCGACTCCAACCCC